CCGGATTTTTATTGTAGGATATGTATGGATTAAAGGCGAATCTACCCATGGCGAATCTCCAGATATCATATATCCATTGTAAGCGATTGGAATTAGTCGCGTAATCACATCCGAAAAATCCGCATCCTCACTTATACCATCCGATGGAATGTTTCTTCCATAGCTCACTCTCAGTCCATTATCTCGACCAGCCCGCTCATTGACGATCACCTTATAATTATCAAAAATAATTTCTCCGCCCCATCGCTTGACAAATGCATTATCATCATCACCATTCAACGCCTCAATTAAATTTTTCCTAACATAATATGCCGTAGAACTTTTAGCGATATTTGACTGTACATGATATTTTTTATTGGATGACACCATAATATCTAACGCCTGCTGCCCGGTTTTTTCCGTTGGCCGCACATCCATTAACCAACAATCATTCCTCGCATCCATAAATACCGGCTCCATATATGCCGTAATCTCTGTATTGGTTTTTACTTTATGCTTTACCCGGAACATCTGAACACCATTAAAGGATGGCATTTTTACAACAGCTTCATCTTTTATATACTTCCATCGCCCTTCGCTATCAATCGGATGAATTATTTTTGCTTCCCATGCTTTATTAAGAACCGCATGAACTGTTGCTGATGTGGGAGCAAGCGTCATATTTCCATTTTTTTCATAATCTGTATTATCCGGATTATAGATATCAATCATGCATCATACCCCCATCTCGGCATTATTTTCAAATCGAACCCATCAGATATAGCAACAAAGCAATCACCATGTGGAATCCAAAGATTTTCATAATTTCCTGTTATTGATGTATTCATTAATACATTTCCCTTTTGATACGCAATGCCCAATCTGGTGTCAATTGTCAGGTTTTTGGATATCAGCGCTTTTACACTTTTTCCATTTACCGTCAACACACACTCCCCATCACCCGTAATTTCATACAGCGGCATGCACCGATCATATCCGTTATGTTTGATGGTATCTCTCATAAATTGACCATTACACGCAAATTCGTATGGATAGCACGTGAAAGCCACCGTGAATTTACCATATTTTCTGAGTTCTCTCTCCAGGGATTCGTGATTGACTTTAAGAACCTCGTAAAAACAGTCTGCCGTATCTGAAAACTTTAGCTGTCCGGTACCGGACAGCCAACGCTTCAAATCTCTCATCTTTGGCATCAGCTTACGATGAAGGATTGAAAATGTGCAGCGGATTGTGATATTGCTCAAATAATCCGTAGTTCCGATTAGCTCTCCATTTCTCCCCGGAACCGAATAGGTTATATAATTGTGCTTTGCCTGAGAAATTTCCGGATAATCATATAAAAAAACACCGAAATACTTTCCGGTGTCATCGTTATATTGAATATCGAATCTCTCTGAACCATTAAAATTTTCAAACATGTTTTTCATCAATACGCCCCCATTGCTCTCAGCCGCGCTTTCTGCTGATTCCCAATTTTTCGTATCGTATAATCAGAAGCCATCTCCTTCAAAGGTGTTCCATCAACTGTCGTATGGTTAATGACCTGAACGACCATTCCTTCCATAATTCCAGTAAAGTCCATCGGTGATGATGTTGACTGCATCCGTGCGGATTCCTTCGCATATTTCACACTAATATCGTGAGGAATAACCCGCGAGCCATCCGGAAGATATGTCAGTTCTCCACGGCCGCCTTCATTCATATATGCAAAACCACCAGGCCAATCATCCGTACCATGATACAGATACGGAATCTTAGGAATATTAAAGCCAAATCTTCTTCCGCCATATTTCGGTACCCAGCTTGGCACACTGACGCTTATCTTGTTTATGCCGCCAACAGCCGCATTAACCAGGGAAATCATTCCATTAAGCGGTGCTTTCGCTATAGCCTCCAGTCCATCCCAGATACCGCCAAAAATGTCTATAACGCCGCTCCATGCCCTTTCCCAGTCACCCGTAAATATGCCTGCAACAAAATTTGTAATTCCGGAAAAGATTCGTTTTATTGCCGCCCATACGGATGATACTGTAGCAAAGAATCCATTAAGCACCTCTCCATAAACACCAAAGCTCTCTGTCCAATCCTTCGTGAAGATTCCAGTAAGGAAATTATCAAATTCCTGAAATTTCCCCTGAACCCAATTCCAGGTCTCACCAGCTTTTTCTTTGATCTCATCCCAGTTTGACATCAGAAGATATCCAATCGCTATAATTGCAATAATTGCCGCTATAGCTATAAAAATAGGGTTAGAAAGAAATCCGATAATACCACCTGCCTTAGAGATCACTCCGGCGGCTTTTCCAAATACTCCGACAATACTTCCAACTGAACTGATTAAAGTTCCACTTAAAATCAATACCGGTCCGATAACTGCTGCAATCCCTGCTAGTGCAAGAATCAGTTTCTGCAGCTTCGGGTCTGCCTCAGAAAACCTCTGAACCATTTCTGTTGCTTTCTGAATCAACGGAGTAATCATTGGAAGTAAGTGCTGACCTAAAGCGATATTTAAATTATCAACTGCTCCTGTAAAAGTTCTCATACTATTCGCTGTTCCATCTGCAGTGTTGGCATAATCACCCTGAGCGTTCTTTGTCATTTCCATGACGTAATTATATCTAAGCTGAACTTTTTCAGCCTGAGACATTTCTTTATATACCCGTCCGGTTTTCGAAGCAAACTCTTCTAAATTCGTCTCCGTCATAACAACGCCTAAGCGTTTTAGGGATTCCGTTTCTCCAGTAAATACACCATTCAATGCGGTCATCGCTTCATCAATAGATAGGTTTTTAAAGGATGCCAGGTCTCCTGCAAGCCCCGCCAGTGACATCGACATATCTGCTGCTGCAGGCTGCGTTAACCCCATAGATGTTGCCATATCACCAAACAAAGAAGTCGCTTCCAACGCCTGATTCTTTGACAATCCAAACTGCTTTGTTGCATTGTTTGCCCAATCCTTTATAGACTGAGAACTGTTCCCAAAAGCAACATCAACTTTGTTTAGATTCTCTTCATAATCCGATGCCGCAGAAATCATCTTTTTACCACCCATGACAATTGGCGTTGTTACCGCCAAAGACATCTTTGCTCCGGTTTTTTGAAATGAACTGCCAATTGAATCCAGTTTTTTGGAGAATTTCTCAAATTTTGCTTCAAAACCATCTGTTGATTCTTCAGCAATCTTAAAGGCCTTGGCAAATTCCGCAGCGTCCCCGGTTATTTTCGCCGAAAGCGTATAATCAGCCATTTTCCACCGTCCTCTCTGGATATTTCAGTCCATTTTCATCGTAAATCATTTTTATCCAGACATTTCCTTCATTTTCATCAACCTCACGGATAATACTCAGATTTTCCCGGATAATATCCATATCTGCTTTTTTTACACTGTTCTTTCTCCAAAGCTTCAGCGCTTTCTTCCGTTTTGGTCGATTCACATTGTATACTGCCGTAAATACAGCATTATATATGTTATAAGAATCTCTGACAGTCTTATCTTCCCATGCCTTATAAATAAAATACTTTTCTCGTGGTGTCAATTCATCATAATCGGATTTTGAATAGCCAAAATTTGCAACAAAAAAAGCGAAATCGATATCTTTTTGATAAGGCTTCGCTATCCTTTCATACTCTGTATCGACAGATTCTGAGCCAAAATATTCAAACTCAATCAGGCACCCTGGAAGAAAAAAGGGCAGTCACGCTCCAGGCATTCAAGAACGACGCCACATACATCAGCATATCCGTTCTGCTCAATTAGTTTTTCAGCAATCTCAATGCCTTTTTTAGCCGGAAGGAATGCATCTGAACCAGTTTCCTTTATTCCATATGCAATATAGGTTTTCAATGATTTTAGTCCAAACATCCCGCCTGTCCGACGCAGCTCTGCCAGCGTCGGCATATCCGTAACTTCTTCGATAATCTCAATCCGTTTCATATTGTATTTTAAATCATAGTTTTTTCCGTCATATCTAATCATGACACTTCCTCCTGATTAACTGTTGTCTGCGTCACTGTTCCTTCTGGCATTGTATCAGGCACTGCCGGAGTTGCTGTTAAATCAACCAGTGCCCCCACACCCTCCAGTGTCAGACTGTAAGTCACCGCATCATCGTAAGGCGCCTCGATTGGATAATCCGTAATTGTTGCCAGACCGCCAAACATTCCTTTCTTAGTCTTTCCATTAACTACCTTCACACACACCG